CAAATATTTAACTAACTATTCTGCACAAGAATATCTTAAATATGCCGATACATTGACAGTAGTACGTGTAATGGCAGGAACTTATGCTTATGCATTTAGCAATGTAATAAGTGTTAACAGTGGTAGTGACGGGACAACGTTTGCGCCATCATTCCGATTAACTACGTTATCAGCAGGGGCCCAAGAAAATTCTGGACAAGAACGTTCTGCTGCTAGTGGTAGCGGATTTACATCAGATGTAACAACCGGAGGTCTTCTCCGTTCTGGGTCAGAACAAAATCTTCGTTGGGAAGTTTCGGATGTAAGTAATACCAAAGGTACATTTACATTGTTGATTCGTCGTGGTGATGATATTACTAATCGTAAAATTATTTTAGAACAATACAATAATTTAACGTTAGATCCAAATTCTCCTAATTACATTGCAAAACGCATCGGAGATATATCATATACATTAAAAGATTCGACTACATCTCAACCATATTTCCAAATCTCTGGTTCATATGCTAACAAATCTAAATACGTACGTGTAACAGTATATAAAAATACAGTTAATTGGTTTGATCAAAACGGAACGCGACGCAGTTCTGACTTTACTGGTAGTTTACCTCAAGCTGTATCTGGAACATTTGCAAATGGTAGTGATGGATCTGTAACACATCCAAAACAATTCTATGAAAATATATTTGCTGGGGGCGGAAATCAACAACAAGGTTTTGACTTATCGAATTCAACATATCGCGAGCCATATTTAGCTGCTATCAATTTGTTAAAGAATCAAGATGATTACGACTTCAACTTGTTAACATTACCTGGACTAGTAGATAATAACACAAATGCTAGCGGAATAATAGATGCAGCCCAACAAATGATTGAATCGCGCGGCGATGCATTCTTAGTTGTAGACCCATATGCATATGGCGGTACAATATCAACAGTAGTAACTGAAGCTGATACACGTAATAGTAATTACGTCGCAATGTATTGGCCATGGGTATTAATTCCAGATCGTGACTTAGGTAAAAATGTTTGGGTTCCTGCAAGTGTCGTTGTGCCGAGCGTATATGCATTTAATGACCGAGTAGCCGCTCCATGGTTTGCACCAGCTGGCCTTAACAGAGGCGGAATTGAAATTGCTGTACGTACTGAACGTAAACTTAATCAAAGCAATCGTGATACATTGTATGATGCAAATGTCAACCCAATTGCTAGTTTCCCTAATCAAGGAGTAGTAGTTTACGGACAAAAAACAATGCAGAAAAAATCATCGGCATTGGATCGTGTTAATGTACGTCGCTTGTTAATTGCTGCTAAGAAGTTTGTTGCTTCAACTAGCAAATATTTGTTATTTGAACAAAATACAGCGGCTACTAGAAATAGATTCTTAAGTATTGTTAATCCATACTTCGATAATGTTCAACAACGCCAAGGCTTGTATGCATTTAAAGTTGTAATGGACGAAAAATTAAATACTCCAGAAGTAATTGACCGTAATGAATTACGTGGAGCTATTTATTTACAACCGGCAAAAACTGCAGAATTTATTATTATTGACTTTAACATCCTACCGACTGGCGCTGCTTTCCCAGAATAGTCGTAATGGATAAAAATAAACAAGGAGAAAACTAATGGCAGAAAAAATTGTTTCGCCCGGTGTATTTACCAATGAGATTGATCAGTCAGCTTTACCTGCTGGTATCGCCAGTATCGGAGCTGCTGTTATCGGTCCAACACACCGCGGGCCTGCAAATATTCCGACAACAGTAACTAGTTATTCCGATTTTGTAGCTAAATTTGGTGGAGTGTTTACTGTAGGTACAGGTATAAATGAAGCCACTTACAAATACTTAACTAACTATTCTGCACAAGAATATCTTAAATATGCTGATACATTAACGGTAGTTCGCGCTGCACCTAGTGATATAGCATATGCTAATAGTAATGTAGTAGATCGTTCTGGTACTGGTACAATATCATTTACATTAACTGCATTATCAGCAGGCGCCCAAGAAAATTCAGGTATTGTAGCTGCATCAACAGCTGGATCTGGTAGTTCAGCAGATCAGACTACCGGTGGTAGATTAATACTTGGAACTGAGACTAATCTTCGATGGGAAATATCAAATGTAAACACTACCAAAGGTACATTTACATTATTGATTCGCCGCGGCGATGATATTACTAATCGTAAAATTATTTTAGAACAATATGCTAATTTAACGTTAGATCCGACATCACCGAACTATATCGCAAAACGAGTAGGCGATGTATCTTATACGTTGTTAGGATCCGGCGGAACTGACCCATACTTCCAAGTTAACGGATCATATCCAAATGTATCTAAATATGTACGTGTAAGTAACATTTCTAATACTACCACTTTCTTTGATCAGACCGGTAAAATACGTATTAATAGTTTATCGGGCAGTTTACCTCAAGAAGTTTCTGGTACATTCTCAGGTGGAAGTAATGGCACGGAAGTTTCAAAGTCATTCTATGAAAATATATTTACGCAGAATGCTGTAAATAGCGCAGGTGTACTTGGACTAGGCAATGCGGACAACGAAAATCGTCAGCAGGGTTTTGATATGTCTCAAAGTATTTTCCGTAATGCATATTTAGATGCTATTAATTTATTATCTAACCAAGATGATTATGATTTCAATTTGTTAACATTGCCAGGATTGATAGACGAAAATGAATATGCTGCTAGCATTTTAACTTCAGCTCAACAAATGGTTGAAAGTCGTGGTGATGCATTCTTAGTAATAGATCCTGTACCATATGGCTCATCATTATCAACTGTAGTAAGTACTGCAGATTTGCGTAACAGTAATTATGTAGCTGAATATTGGCCATGGGTATTAATTAATGATTCAGACCTAGGACGTGCTGTTTGGGTGCCGGCAAGTACGGTAGTGCCAAGTGTATATGCATTCAATGACCGAGTAGCTGCTCCATGGTTTGCCCCAGCTGGTTTAAATCGTGGTGGTATTGATGTAGCAATTCGTACTGAGCGCAAATTAGACCAGAGTAACCGTGATACATTATATGATGCAAATGTTAATCCGATTGCTAGCTTCCCTAATTTAGGTGTTGCAGTATACGGCCAAAAGACATTACAGAAGAAAGCATCAGCATTGGATCGCGTCAATGTACGTCGTTTATTGATTGCTGCTAAAAAGTTTGTTGCTTCAACTAGTAAGTATTTGATCTTTGAAAACAATACTGCTGCGACGCGCAATCGTTTCCTTAGCATTGTTAATCCGTACTTTGATAACGTTCAACAACGTCA